CTACAGTTTGGCTATGCGAAATCCTGGAGCCAATGCGGGCCCATTTTGTTTATGTACTGGACAAATTGGGTATCCTCCAGGAAACTGATAGCGGGGATGGGATGCCACCTGCGGGCGGCAAATAAAAACGGTCCACGAGGTCCACAAATAAAATGGCTGCCGGTATTCCTACTGATGTTAAAAAGGTCAAGGCGGCGCTAATCGCTGCCAATGGGAACATTACGGAAGCATCCAAGCGCCTAAAACTTGACCGGTCTGGAGTTTCTGACCTTATTCATCGCACCCCTGAGCTATTGAATCTAGTCAAGCAAATGCGTGAAAGCATTGCCGACCTGGCGGAGGATGCCCTTCAAAAGGCAATCAAGCGGGGCGATACTGCTTGCATAATCTTTACCCTGAAGACCCAGGGGCGGAAGCGGGACTACTGCGAAAATTACAAGCTGCTTGAGGCTGAAGCCCTACTGGAGAAATTAGAAAATGCTCTCGGCAGACTCACTACTGCGGAGGGCAAGGGGCCTGGAAATGTCAATGATGGCAACCAGGAAGAAAGTACCAAAAGACCCGGTTGAATACGCTGCTTACCTGGGCCTGGATATTACCGACCAACAGAAGGATATTTTGCGGGCCCTTACAAGGCCCCCTTACGCTGTTTTGGTCAGGGCTGCCCATAGTGTGGGCAAGACCTTTACGGCGGCCCTGGCGGCATCCTGGTTCCACGATACCTATGATCCTGGTCTATGCCTGACAACCGCACCAACTATCCAACAGGTGCGGGATTTGCTCTTTCGTGAACTGCGGCGGATGCGGCCATCTGATCCCAATTGGCTGCCCAAAGATACCAGGCTACAAAGCTCAAATGAGCATTGGGTTCATGGGCTAACCGCAAGCAAGCCGGATGCATTCCAGGGGCGACATGCAGATAAAATGATGGTGGTTTTTGACGAGGCCTCCGGGGTGGAATTGCCATTCTGGGAAAGGGCGGAAACCATGATCAACCTGGGGCGGCCGGGGCATTTTTTCCTGGGCATTTACAACCCCTACGATGTTTCTTGCCCTGCGTACAAGTACGAGAATTCGGGCAAGTTTACCGTTCTGGACATGTCTGCCCTGGGGCACCCCAATGTGGTCACAGGTGAAGAGCGGGTGCCAGGTGCCGTCACCAGGCAATATGTGCTAGACCGAATTCGGGACGAATGCAGGCCACTAGGGGAAGGCGAAGAGCGGCCGGTCAATGCTTTCGAGTTTGATGGGCGGGTGATGGTGGCAGAGTCACCACTATTCGAAATCCAGGTGCTGGGCAGGTGGCCCACCAGATCGACTAGCTCGGTGTGGTCTGATGTGGCCCTGGAGTCAATCCAGCGGCCGGTTGAGGTCAAGGCGGATTGGCTTGTCCAGATTGGGTGCGACCCGGCCAGGTTCGGTGATGACCGGACAGCTATAGCCATCCGTAAGGGGCGATGCCTGGTTCACTTGGAAACACACAGGGGTTGGCCATTGAAGCAGACTGCCAAGCGCCTGAAAGAACTGGCAATGAAATATCAGACCCAGGGGCAACCGGCCATTTCAATCCCTGTGCTGATCGATGCGGCGGGCCTGGGTGCGGGGCTGGCGGAAATGAACACAGACGGTGCCAGGCGATTTAACTTTGTGGAGATCAATTCGGCCGTCCGTTCCAGGTGGGAAGATGAATGGCCTAACATGCGCTCCGAGCTATGGTTTTGCACAGCGGCGATGGCTGACGAATGTCAAATTTCCATTGATGGCGTGGAAGATGATATAAAAACTCAGCTGATGAACGAACTACGGCAACCGGTGTTTACCCTGGATGTGATGCAACGGAGGGTAGTTGAGGCCAAAGCCATGACGAAAAAGCGCCTTGGCAATTCGCCTGACCTGGCGGATGCGTTTAACCTGGCGTTTATGCTGAAGGGCACAGGGTGGACCGAATCCGTTACGGGGAGAATCTGACCATGAGCAGTTTAAACGGGGTGACCGGTGGTGGCTTGTTCGGCGATCAAATGGGATGGCCTGACCAAAGGGATATTTTCCAGGAGGTTGGCCCATACGGTTTTGCCGATGGTTCTACAGCCGGGCTGGTCAGGCGGGATAACAGGCTAACCGGCGAAATTCTGCCTACAGCTATCAACTGGTTTCAACTCAAGATCATTCGGGACCGCTGCCGGATGATTGCCCGAAATAACGAATACGCTATTGCGGCAATGGGTGCCAGGCGCAGCTATGTAGTAGGGACCGGGTTTAAATACCAGGTGGTGCCCAAAAAGGCTGGGACGGTGCCAGACCAGTTTTTAGACAGTATGCAAGAGTTTTTAGACTTGTGGGTTGAGCATAACAATTTGAGTGAGGTTGAGAACGAAGCTGTTTATCGTCTGGATGCCGAAGGCGAGTTTTTTATTCGCAAGTTTTTCGGTAACGATGGAATGCTGCGAACCAGGTTCATTGAGCCGGAACTAATCCGGTCACCTGTGGACAGTAGCGATAGCCCACAGGACACCTTCGGGATTCGGACAAGCCCCGAGGATATTCGAGATGTGGTGGGCTATTGGGTGATCGAAAAACCTTGGGAGAATACAACTGGCGTTTTGGTCCCAGCCGATGAAATCATCCATGTAAAGATCAATTCCGAGTCGAATTCGAAAAGAGGGTTGCCAACTCTTTATGCGGTTGAGAGTAACTTGCGGGCGGCCGAGGATGTTTTGGCCAGCATGATTGCCCTGGCAAAGACCCGGGCGAAAACCGGCATGATCCGAAGTGTGGCCGATGCACCTGCGGCAGCTATTGAAGAACTGGAGCGAAGCGCTGCGGATGGCCAGGTAACCGATAGGGTAACCGGCCGTTCCACTAATGTGGAGCGGTTTGCCTATGGCACCATTTTGACTAGCTCGGACAATATCAAATATGAATTCCCAAGCTTGAATGCGGGTGCTTCCGACCTCATTGAAATCCTGAAAGTAAACCTGCGGGCAATTGCGGCCCGTTTTGGCATTTCAGAAATTATGATGAGCGCCGATGCCAGCAATGCCAACTATGCCAGTAGCCTGACTGCCGAGGCCCCTGCGACCAAATCTTTCGAGCGTTTCCAATCCATGCTGACCGGTGCGTTTGGCACCAGGAAAACCCGGCCTGGTAGGTCATTGGCCTGGGAGGCCCTGGCCCATGCTGCCCGTATGGGGCACTTTGATGCAAAGCTATTAGGCATGGTCACAATCCAGGTGAACCCCCCGACCGTCCAGGCCCGAGACAGGGCTGCCGAGTCTAATGTTCACAAGACTTATTTGGAAATGGGTGTGCTATCGAAAGCATCCATTTCATCGGATATTGGCGTGGATCCCAAAAAGGAATCCGAGCAGATTTTGCGTGAGCAAAAAGAAGCGCAAAAGAATCAACCGACCCCCCCCGGCGGTATGGGTGCTATCCCTGGCCAACAGCCTGGAGGACAGCCCCCACAGGGGGAAGTAGATGACAGCACGAATCAAGGCGGGCAAACCCAGCAACCTGAAAGCGAAGCGCCACCAAGGGCCCCAGGGCCAAACGGTTGACCTTGAGCCAATTTCAGATGAATTGGCGGCGATCAAATTTGAATCGCTAATAGTCCGTTCCGCCAATCTTGCCAGGAAGCAGGCTGCCAAATCTGGGCGGCGTGTTGCCCTGGCGGATTTAATCCAGGCGGGTTGGCTGGCGTTCTTTACTGCCAAGCGCAAATGGAATCCAGAGCGGGGCGTTACCCTGGGAGCCTATTGCTCTATTTGGGTAAGGGGTGCCATTTCCAGGGAAATTTGGAATGGGCGTGAGGTGTGGGAAGAATCCCACGGGAAGTATGGCCGTATTACCGTACCGAGCCAGGACCTTAGCCAAATAACCGCTATAGAATCCTTTCTGGATGGTTCGGATGCGTTAACCCGTTATGTGGTCGATGCGGTTCTAGTGCGTAACCTGCGGCCTGAATTGATTGCCATGCGTAAGAGAATGCTGATAGGCGATGTTTTGGCAATCCTTAGTGAATGCCTGGATTGGTCAAGGTCCGGTCAGTAAGGCAAGCAACTGTTTGTCATTTATAAGGGCATGGAAAGAACGCTGAATTTACTTGAAGATTCCTATAGGCCCCTAGCCAAAGCGCCAATAACCAATGGGTGCGAGGTCCAGGGCGTAAAGGTCCTGGGCGTTCGATCCCGCAATGGGCGTGAATATCCCATTGATGTGATCCGCAAAGCGGCCAAGCTATACGAAGGGGTGAAGGTAAACCTTGACCACCCCAAACCAAACCAAATAGACCGTACCTATAACGAGCGGTTCGGCCGTTTGAAAAATGTCCAGGTGCGGGCGGATGGCCTGTATGCGGATTTGGTCTTCAACCCTCACCACCATATGGCCGAGTCTTTCCGGTGGTGGGCGACCAATGACCCCAATGCTGTTGGCCTGAGTCACAACGCCAATGCCCGAATCGCTGAAGGCTGGGGAATCTCTCCAGACCGGGTGCTTGAAATCAAAGATGTGGCAAGCGTTGACCTGGTGGCAGACCCGGCAACCACAACCGGCCTGATGGAAAGTTTGCGTCTAGTAAGAGAGGGAGCCCCTATGGCGATTGACCAGAACCTTGACGAAGAGATGCCACCCGTTGACCCGATGGCAGGTGGCGATATGCCCCCTCCAGATATGGGCATGGGTGACGGTGCCCCTGCTCCTGGTGGACCAGATGCGGTTGCAGGCATTTTGGCTGATCCAGGCATGAGCCCCGAGGATAAGCTAGCTGCCATCGCTATGGCGCTTGGTCTTCCGGCCCCTGCAATGGGTGGCGGTCTTCCAGGCGACGATATGGGTGGAATGCCCGAGCCAGACGGTGATGAGGCGGCAATGGCAATGAAGGCGGAGGAAGCCCTACGCCGTACCAATGACCCCTACTACCATGCCCTGCTTGAGAGTTTGGACCGCTACCGTATTCGTGAAAGCCGTCAAAAGGCTGTATTGGAAGCCAGGGCGGCCGCTCACGGTGCCAAGCTACCGTCCTATGCGATTACTGAATCATTCGTGAATCACCTGGCCAGCACTTCCAAGGCGGGATGGCGGCGGATTATCCAGGACCAGCACAAAGTAGCAGTCCGGGAAAACCGCCCGATTTCCACAGGCCCTGTGAACATGTCTTCTATTTCCGCCCTGGTTAAGCAACTTACGGAGAACTAAGCAATGGCCGACAACACCGCATTGACCACCGAGGTTCGCTATCTGTACGGGGAAACCTCCCCTGTGGATGCAACTGTGGACACGGCAACCGAATTGAAGATTGGCGATATTGTTTTGCTCACGGCGGGCAAAGTAGTGGCAGCCAGTTCGGTGGCAACGGCAGCCCTGGCGGCCGCATCATTCATGGGAATCAGCGGGCAAACCAAGCTTGCGGGTGCCGACCAGATTCGGGGTAACAGTCGCAAGAATCGGGTGCGGATTGACACCACAGGCACTTTCTCAATCCCCTGCGCTGATGCCCTGGTGGTTGGTGACAAGGTTGGCCCCAAGGTGGTTGGCGGCAAAGCTACCACCCAGGAAGTAACCAAGGCGGCGGCCGCTACGGATGCCATCGGCATTTGCGTGGCAGACAAGGTGGCGGGTGACACCCACGCCATTGTCCAGATCAACAGCAAACTGATTAACACGGCCCCCCTGGCCTAAATTGACTAACGGTTTTTGAACCCCCTGGAGTCTGCGCTATGTCTTTCGAAAGCAAGTTGAAAAAGGTGACCGAGTCCCACGGGCGACAGGCAACTAGCCTGGCGCTTAACGAAGCGGTCACAAGTGGCAAGGTTGATCCCAGGCGGGTTTCCCTCCGAAGGTTGGCCGAATCATTCATGGGCGAAAATTGGGCGGAACACCTGCAAAGGGCTGTTCGCACCAATCGAGTGACCGAATCGGCCGAGGCTGTTGATACAAGCGGCTTCCAGGCCATTACCGGGCAACTCCTGGTGAATGAGATCAAAGAGAAGTACGAGTTGGCCAAGTGGCTGGGCGACCAGCTAACCACCACCATTCCGGTGACGAATGGCAACCTGGGTGAGCAGACGGTTCCCTATCTGTCTGATGTGGTCGATATGGGTTTCGTAGTTCAACAGGGAATGCCCTACCCGCAAACCCAATTCAAAGGGCAGTACATCAAGTACCCGTCCATTGAGAAGGTTGGCCGTATTTGTTCGGTGACGATGGAAGCCATCTATTCCGACCTTACCGGGCAAATCCTGGATTCATGCCAATCGGTTTCCAAGCTGTTGGGCCTGACCAGAGAAGAGGCAATTTTGAAAATTGTCTTGGGCCTGGTTAACAACCACAACTGGAACGGTACGAACTACAACACCTATGGCACTACGGGCAACTGGGTGAACAAGGTTTTGAGTTTTGACCTCCAGACCTGGGCCGATATGAACACCCTGGAGCAGGTGTTCGTTGATATTAAAGACCCGGTCTTGGGCAAGCCCATTATGATTGAGCCCAAGGATCTGCTTGTGGCCCCTGCTAAGAAGTACACAGCTAAAAACATCTTGTTCGCAACCGAGGTCCGGTCTACGGTCCCAGGCATGGCGGCCACGGGCAACCCGATCACCGAGGTTTCCCCGAATCCCCTGGAAAGGAATTTCAATATCCTGACAAGCGCCAATGTGACCAATATTCTCCGGGGCGCTGGTAAGACAGCGGACCAAACCAAGGATATTGGTGTGTTTGGCGATTTCAAGAAAGCATTCTGCTGGAGAGAGGCGCAACCACTCAAGGTTGTGGAAGCCCCTGCCAACAATCCCCTAGATTTCAACAATGACATAGTGATGGCTGTAAAGGCCAGTTATATGGGAATCGCTGGCGTGATTGACCCCCGCTATGTGGTCTATTTCACCAAGGAAGTAGCCTAATAGGGGAGGTGCGGAGTAATGGCAAAGTCACGAGAAGAGCTTAAAGAGCATCCCCAGGGGAAGGTTGATGCCAAGGCTGAGGCCAAGGCGCATCCTACCCTGGTGGAGGCTGGTAACCCCTACATGCGGAAGCCGGACCATTACCGAGTGGGTGAAGGCGGCCGCAAGTTTGAGGTGAGTCTACCCAATGCGATTGTCTACCTAATTGATGCGGAATCAGAGGCTGAGGCCATCCAGGCCTATGACCGTCTGGCGGGCGTTATTGGTAGTGGCGATCAATCTCACGATGTGGTCGAACTGGTGGAAAAACCCGCCAAGTGACGACTGACCGAATCCGATTGCCCCGCCAAAGGTTTTTCCCTGGCGGGGCTTTTTTTATATGGGGGCAAACATGACCAGCAAGCAAAATGTAGATTTGGTCCAGAAGGCATTAGCGGCGCTCCTGGAGAGCGAAGGCGAAAATAAGTGGATCACCATCAACGGCACCCATGTCCAGGTTGATGGCAAGGGTTCTATCGTCTCAGGGCCCGCCAATCTAAAAAGTTGGGATGCCAAGCCGAAGTGGGAGCCAAAGGAATCGCCCACGGAAAAAGGCACCGCTAAGGATTGGAATGCCAAGCCGTCATGGGGTGGCCCTAGTGCCCCACCGCCTATTGCCCAGGCAAATGACCAGAAAGCAGAGGCCAAGGCTGAAGCGCCGATTGCCCAGGCGAAAGACCAGATCAAAGCCCCTGCCCAGGATGTGGGCAAGATTGGCGGCAAGGGGCGTGAGCTTGAAGCGCCCCGAATCAGCTACATGAATCCGCATGACATAGCGGCCCAAAAGGATGTGAAGCAATTCAAAGAGGGGGCAAATGCCCTTACTGGTGAGGTTGAGCCCCTGGAGGGCCATTACGATCACAGGGGAAGCGGCCCCATTCAAGTTTGGCAGCGCAACGATGGCACCCATGAGGTAATCAGCGGGCGGCACCGTTTGGCCCATGCGAAGCGCAACGGGGTGACCGAAATACCGGTCCAGGTGTACAAGGAATCCGAGGGTTTCACCCAGGAACATGCCCTGGGGATGGACGCAGAACTAAACATTCGGGACGGCAACGGAAGCGTAGCGGACTACGCCAGGCATTTTGCCAACAATCCGCATATCACAGAAGAGGATGCAAAGAAGAAAGGCCTATTGGGCAGGGCCAAGGGCCAGTCCGGTTGGACCATTGGCAGGCATGGCACCGAGCAATTGAGGGCGGCCCACCAGGGTAAAAAGATCAAGGATTCCCACGCCGAGACTATTGCCAGGATTGCCCCTGGCGATGCAGACATACAGCGGGCTGGCATGACGATGGCGGCCGAGGGCAAGACGGGCGAACATATCGAAAACACCTTGATGAGCATGAAGGCCAAGGCGGCCGCATCGGGCATGAGTCAAGCGGACATGTTTGGCAATAACGATAGCGCCATTAAGGAAATGGAAGAAACGGCAACCAGGGCAGGGCAGATCAGGCGGGCTATTAACAACCAGATACATGCGGTCAAGGGGGCGGCCAATCGTCCAGAAGAGGCCAAGGCCCTGGGTGTGGATGTTAGTAACCCCGAGGAAATTAAGGCCAAGGTTAAAGACCTGGAAGCCCAGGCGGAGCGATGGAAAAATTGGGGCATTCATCCAGATTTGGCGGCCCAGGCATTTGGCCGGGATATGACACCACAGGCCCAGGCAATTGCCCAGGCACAGGCTGAAGCGCCAAAGGCACAGGCTGAAGGGCCACAGGCCCCACCACCTGTTGAGTCAGGTGTGGACATGTTTGGCAATCCTACCGGCAAAGCTAAACCGGAAATGATGACCGACCTGTTTGGTAGCCAGGTGACTGTAGATGCCGAAAAGCAACCAGAGGCTCCCAAGGCTGAAGACCCATCGGCCTGGATGGATAAACCTGCGGACCTCAAAAAAGACGGTACGGGCGAAATGTTTGGCGGGCTGTTTTCGCCAGACAGACAGATTCCATCCGAGCCATCCGAGCCACCCAGGATTTCCCAGGGAATTGACGAGGTTCCTAGTTCCGGCGTATCCAAGGCGGATATTCGCAACGGTGCTTCGGGCGACCAATTCCACGAGATTGGTTCCGATAACAAAAAAGCTGGCATGGACAATGTGAACGAAGGGCCAAAAGCCAATCCGGACTATCGGCCCCCGGCCGGTTTTGTTCCGCCAAGCAACCAGGATGAACTGCACCAGCGCATGACCCAGGCGATGGATGATCACGAACTACATGCGGGCAGCGTAGACAAATACCTGGCGGCGCAGACGGGCAAGCTAAAGAAGAATGCGGACGGCTACCATGTGGCAATCGATCCGGTCACAGGCCAAGAATCCATTCTGAGCAAAGACGAAAGTACAGCTAAGGCGATGCAATCCGCCCTATTCGCTACCAGGAGCCGGGCGGCGGGCGATAAGCGGGATTCGGCTAAGGCGGATAACCACAACCTGCACCAGTTTGTAAATGCCCATGATGGCAAGCCGTTTGGTGACGGTGACAAGGCGGACGAAAAGGGCGGCTATCCCAATCCGACCCAGGGCGCATTGCATGGCGACTATCCAGACAACCCCGAGGCGGACAAGCAACCAGGCGCAACGGCTGCCAAGGGTGGCGAAAAGCCCAAGCGGTTCTGGGAGCCCAAGGGCGAAATCCCCGAATTTCATGCCCATACCGGTTACAAGTTCAAGAAAATGAAGGGCCTGACCCCCGAGGAAGAAAAAGAGGAGGCAGCCCTTCACCAGTATGCCCAGGATAATTACGAGGATTTGCGGGACAAGTATTTGCAGAAAGGCAAAGAAACGGGCAAGGATGGCAAGACCAAATATGACCTTGCTCATTACGACGATGAAGGCAACCTAGCATCGGTCAACCTAAATATCGATGAATGGCGGGATTTCCTTCCAGGCTACAAAGGCACTAACCCGCATGTTAACCAGACCACAGGGCACTATTTAAGCTCCAGGCTAACCCATGAAATGCTGCACGAAATGAAGGGGAAGGGAAACAATAGCATTGCGGTCCTGGCGGGTGGTGGTGGTTCGGGCAAAACCTCCGCAGTCAAAAACTATTACAATTTAAAGGACTACCCAATCGTTCTGGACCAGGTGACGGGCGACCTGGACAAAGCTAACCAGGCCTTTGATATGGCCGAAAAGAACGGGTATGGTTCCAAGTATATTTTTGTGGACAGGGCCCCCAATGATGCCTGGAAGGAAGGTGTAATCAAGCGGGCGCAAAGCTTGCATGGGAAGTGGACAGAATGGGACCAGGGCGGACGGCAAGGGCCCGAGCCAGCAAAGGGTAGGACGGTGCCCGTTGATGTGGCCGTACATGATAATTTTGGTGCCCGTCAGACTGCCCATGATCTGGTTAAAGCCGGGCGGCAAATCGATGTGGTCGATAACAACCACGGGTTTGGTAAGGCCAAAAAGCTGGAGGACCCCCAGGAGCAATTGAAGCATTTTGAGAATCCGGTCAATAATTACAATTTTGACGAAACAATTCAGAGGGCTGTAGATGACACCAGAGAACTACATCAATCCGGCGGCTTATCCGATGACCACCACGGGGCACTACTCGGTAGACACGCAAATAGAAATGGACATGTTCAACCTGCACAACTGCCGACAAATGCTAGACCAGGGCTACCAAATGACCCCCGAGGACCGGAAGCGGCTAGCGGAACTGGAGGCCAAGGAACCCCATTGGGAGGAAGTCCTAGCCCAACTGAAGCAGCGAAAGCAGGGCCAAGCGCCCCGCCCACAATCAGCGGGACAAGCCCAGCCACCCCGGGCAGGAAACGGGCAGCGCTAACCAAGGCGGACCAGGGAACCATTCAGGCGGAAGTGGACAGGCTGGGGCATGAAATGTCCCAATTGAAAAAGTCTGACCCGCAATATCGGATTCTGTATAAGCGCCGTCAGCATACTATGGCGAAGCTTTCTCCCACCGGTTCCGGTGGTGCTGGAGCGAATTCCTCCGCTACCACGCCCACACCATCGGGACCGGCCCCCACAGGGC